CCGCACTGTTGATCGGGGCGGGGTCTGCCCCCGTAAAATCTGCCGCAGTGTTGATTGCAACACCGATCAGGTGCTTGTCCATCTCGCGAGCAAGCGCACGACCGAGTTCGGACGAGTAGATCGACCGGACATCGTAGTGGTTCTTGGCCTCGTCCAACTTGTCGATGAACGTGGTGGCCGTGAGGAGATCGTCAATAGTGATGACCTTCTCGGCGTGCTTGATCGCGGAGATGTAGGACCCATCGCTCAGCAGGTCCTCACCGGGCGTGTGGTAACTCGCAGAGGCGATTCCGGTAAGCGGGAACTGAGCCGACTTTCCGTTGCTGATGGTACGGACCATGTGAAGCGGCTTCATCACGGTCGCGGTCTCGAACGCCTGAAGGACTTCGCCACTGAAGACCTTCAGGAACATCGCGTTGTCAGTCGCGTAGTTGACATTTGCTCCCGCGCCATTGATCTGGCCAGTCAGGGAGATTCCAGTAACAGCCATTGTATATCCTTAGTTAGTAAGACTTCTTTCGGCCCACCCGCTCCTTGCGGATGGGTCCCTTCTGCTTCTTGTCGTTCTCCAAGTCCGGGTCCGCAGACAGGGACGGGAAATCCGACTCAGGGGCAATGGAGTCATCCCCCGCAGGGGAGACATATCCTGCGTACCACCCCTCGGGCAGCAGGACTGGGTGGTCGGTGAGTTGCCAAGCAACCCCGTTCCACAAATAGACTCGGCCCCGGATTTCAGGACCGAGCCTGATCAAGTCATGATCGGTCGGATTGACGAACACTGTTCTGGTGCTGTCGCACCCGACGTTCAAACTGGTCACGAAGACCATCAGGGAGATCAGCAACATCCCGCGCAGTCTTGGGGGCATTGGTTCGTCTCCATCCGAAACCGATCAGTTCCATCAGCAGGGTCACGATGGCGGTGCCGATCGCGGCCCACATCTCAATACTTCCGATCACGCTTGAGTGCCAGACGGCTACCGGTGTAACCGAGAGCAGCCAGCACGGACACGATCAGGCCGAGGATGCGTTCTCCAGCGGACTCCGCAGGGACCACACCGGAGGCGACCACAGCACCAACAAGGCAGGCGGCAGTGGACAGCCAGAACTCGGTCGTCTTGTACCCCGGCTTGGGGTCACTTGGTTCGTTTTCCATCGGTCTTCAACTCCACGTTAGTAACCGATACATATCGCTTGGGAGGGTCGGCATAGTAATAGAGAAGCCCCGTCTTCATGCACTGGAAGACGGGGCGGTTCTCTTCAACCGTCCGACCCACCTTGGGGTCGGGGGCCTTCATCAATAGTTACCGCCGTTGGAGCGAGCAGCCTGACCGCCAGCCACGGGCACAGCGTTGTTGCCCTGATTCTCGGGCAGGTCGATGCTGTCACCGGACATGGCAAGCAGGGCACGCATGCTGTCGAGCAGAGCCTTGAACCGCATCAGGTCGAAACGATTGATGCCGGAAGCGAGGTCCGCAGACTGCGACTCGCTGAGGTCCACCCACATCGCCTTGAGGCGACGGACGATGTCCTTGCAGTCCTGATTCTCCACGGACTCGATCTGCTCATCGGTCGGGAAGGACTTGAGCAGAGAATAGCCCACGTTGTGGATCTTCGGGAGGTCGAGGGGCTGGGAGTTCGCGGCGGTCGCGAAGCCCTCAAGGCGGTCGAGGTACGTCGCGAAACGCTCGCGGTCGGCCTCAAGGAAGAAGCCACCGTTGAAGGCGCTCTGGGACGAGATCAACTCACGGGCGTAGACGGTGACCCGGTCACACAGACCGGCGATGTCCATGTTGGACACTTGACTAACGGGCATTTCTTACTCCTTAGAAAGAGGCGTTCTTTACTCTGTTCTCTACGTCAGCACGGTAAGCGGGGTCGTTCTTGTACCGAGGGTCGCTCATGGCCTTGACCATCTCGGCAGTGGACCGGAACCCTGCAGATGTCTTCTTGGAAGATCCCTTGACGAAGTTCGGTTCGGTCCCTCCGTTCGCGGCAGAATACCTTGCCTTGAGACTTTCAAGAGCGAACTTCTGGGCTTCAGGGCTCTGATTGATAGCGGCGTTATAGGCGTCGATCTCGGCCTCGGAATAGTTTTCCGAAGCCCAATTGATCATGTTGTCATAGGCCTCTTCGCCGCCGACTGTGGCATACATCGACTGAGCAGCCTGATTCTGGACGGCTTCCAGTCCAGCAATGTATTGCTCGACATAGGACTTGGGGATTCCAGCCTTCTCAAGTTCGGCGAACGACTCTTCCGAAAGAGTCCCCTTCTCTTGAAGTTCAGAACCGTACCTATCAAGGTTTAAACCTTCTGATTCCTCCGTAGAGTCATCCGAGATTTCTGGCTCTTCTTCCGTCTCAGGAGCGGGCGGGGGAGTTTCAACATGCTCGTCGCCGGGGTCGCCGTCGTTGTCGGCGGGGGCGTTGGGTCCAGTGACCCCATCAGTGTATTGAACTTGTTCCATTTACAATTCCTTTCAAGACTGGGATGCTATAGCGTTCGACGCTTCAGCAACCTGATCCAAGGAAATATTACCATCATTCAAAGCCGAACCAAGTTGGGAAATAGACTCCGGTCCCAACTTTTCAGCCATCTGAGCCGCCATGGCCTGCTGCCGCTCGGCCTGAATCTCCTCTTCGGTCTTGATCAAGCCCTCGGTGTCGATGCCCAAGGCGGCAGCGCGTCGATTCAGGTACTCCCCGATGTTGACATACTGTGCCATGGCCTCGGGTCCGATGACCTGCTGAAGGCCGACCAAGAAGGTGTCCAACTTAGTCAGGTCGTTGCCTCTTCCAAGGGCATCGATACCGGTAGTCACCAACGGCTGGACATATTCGTCCGGGACCTTGGGCAACTTATTGGCCTTGGTCATGACGGACATCAGCCTGCGGATCAGGGGGAGTTGGAATTCCTGAGACAGGATGCTGTAAATACCGCCCAACTGCCGCTCTACCGCAGCGGTGGTCAGCCGGATCTCCTCTGCGGTAACACGCTCAGCATTGCGAATCGTACTCTCCGCGAGAAGAAATGCATAACTGAGCCTTTCGCGGATCTGAGCGATTGTTTGAAGAGCAACACTGAAGTCGTTTTGCTTCTGAACTTGCAGTACCGTGACATCGGTGGCCAGCCCTTCTCGGATTGCTCCGTTAGGAGAACGCGCAAGAGTCTCGGCATTGGTGAACCCGTTCGGGTTGACCAAGAACAAGACCTTGGCAGCGGCGGCTGACCCTTCGACGATTGCTTGGGTCAGTGCTTCAAGGCTCTTGAGGTCGCCAAGGTATTCCTCGACATATCCTCGGCCATAACTTTCGCCTTCCACCCGGTTCATCCTGAGGGCGAACCAAGGGAAGTCCTTAGAAGAATAAGTCCCCATCGTGCTTTCGATGATGGTTCCTTGGACTTCCTGATAGGCCTTCCACTTGCCACCACCCAAGGCCTGAATGCAAGTGTAGACATCGACTTCCTCCTCGTCCTTTTCCCAAGGAACCGGCGCACCAAACAGTTGGTTGGTGATCTCGGCAGGGAGAGCGGACTTGGAGAAGGACTCCTTGACGATGATCTTTTCGATCGCCCCTTCAGAGTCCCGCGAGATGACGTACTGCTCCAGATGGTAAACCTTTAGGTTGTCCTTTCCGATGAAGAGAAGGACATTACCTCCGACAATCAGATGCTTGAGAGCCTCGAACAAAGCGGGGCGAATCGCAAGGGTCTCGATCTTCCGCATGACTGACTTCTCGATTGACGAGAGAGTCTTGTCGATCTCTGCCCTGACAGTGCCTTGGGCACCCAAAGCCCTGACCGCCTCGTCGTCGAGAGACAAACGGAAGAAAGGCTGGTTGGGAGGAAGAAGAGAAATGAGAAGAGAAGCGGCCAAGTGATTGACGCCGCGTGCCCCCAGACCCTGAAACGGAGTCGGATAGATCGTCGCTGAACTGTGCCCCTGCGGAGGAATCAGGGTGGGGATTGTCAACTTAGCGCAATCCCTAGCACGTTCCAAGAACGTATGCCTGTCTGATTCAAGCGAGTTGTATAGGGCTTTAGCGTTCATGATGTTCACTTGAATTGGACGTAAGCCGACCCGAGTTCAGGGTCAGCGATGCCTCCACGGAGGTCGGCCTGATACTGGTTTTGGTAATCGGCCATGATCCTTCGCCGTTCGCTTGGCAAGATGTAACCCGGCGCTCTGCCTGACCCATAGATCATCGCCCGAGTGTCCCCTTGCCTGTTGGGGTAGTCGCGGGCAAACCTTTGCTCAGGAGTGAGCAGAGTGGAGGCATTGGTCGGCGGGGTGATCATGCCTGTCGAGTTCCAGAAACTTTCACCGGGGCGGCGGGATGCAGGCATTCCCGCAATCTCACGAAGGGCGTCCGAATAAGAAGGGGCACCCATCACATACCCACACCGGAGTAGCCGCCGGAAGATCCGCCAGACGCGGGGCGATTGATGGTCAGACGCCGCTTGCCCTTGGTCGCCGAGGAGGAGTATCCGCGAGCCGCGCCTCTCTTGATCTGCGATCTGCCGGGCAGGGATACGGCTCGGGGAGAGGGGTTAGGCGTCGGGGGCGGGGCCAGAGGCTTAGGCGTTTCTGGCGGCGGGGGCGGGGAGCCTCCTCCAAACATGGCAAGTCTCCTAGAAAGGGGCAGCGATGATCAAATTTGTACCGACCCTGCTCGTCGATCCAGTCGATCAACTGCTGGGGAGTCCAAACCCTATCCGGGATTTGATACCCGGACTCGGCCAGATACTTCTTGGTTTCCGTCACGCAATCATTGGGCAAGCAAAACCGGATCAGACCTCGGGTGAGGCCAAGAAGGTAGAAGCCGATTGTTGCTTTGATGATCGAATCCTTGCGGTCTTTGTCACGCTCCCAGTCGAGAGCCTGACCGACCACCCCGTACAGATTGATGTGACCGGTGAAGTGGTAGTTCCACTTGGACGCCTGCCTGAGGGTGGCTACCTTGGTGTCCAGAAACCTGTGGTCCCAGACCCGACCGCAGTTCTCCACCATGACGTGGCAGTTCTTGGACCCGGTCAGCAGGATCACCATGTGGACCGACAGCAGTTGGTGGGCAACCTTGGGATAGTGCCGCATCAACCAAAGAAACCCACGGAAACCGTGGGCCTTGATGTAGTCCTTGGCTGAATGGGGAGTTCCGAAGATCAGTCTCACTCGGAGAACCCCTTGAAAGAGTCCTCGATTTGCCGCTTATAGGCCTCCTTCAGGAACTCCACCATCTGACGTTGACCAGCGTAGATCCAAATGGATCGTTCTGGATCATGGACATTGGGGCACCTGTGCGGGAACCGGGCGTCTAGATCCTCAATCAGATCCTTGGGGATCGGTGGGATCGGCTTTGATTGTCTTGCTTCCAAAGAGTCATCCATCAATGAGTTCCTCCAAACCCCGAGTCGCGGCGATCAGGTCTTCGTGGGTTCCCTCTTCCGCAATCGCTTTTCGGATCTTGGCAATTGCGATTTGGAAGATAGTCTTGGCCCTTCGCCCATCGATGGGGTCATCGGGATTCCGATACGAATAGATCATGGCACAGTCCTCAAAACTCAACTGAGGAGCCGCAGGCCCTTCGACCTTCAGTGAAGTCTGGGCACATGCGTTGCACAACTTGGATGACATGAGCATGGGGTCACCGCACCGGGGGCACTCAAGGCTCATCTCATCCTTGCGGGACCGGGAGTTCTTGGACTCCTTGTATTTCGGGTCGTTGTGGTACCGCCACTTTGCGTGGCACTTGTAGCACTTGTCGCGGTTGGCGTGCTTGTTCCTCCCGCAACGGCACTTGTCAAAGAGCGAATTTCGCTGTGATTGTTCCACTATTGTTCTCCTTGGTTGCTTTCCAATCTGGAAGGTCGTCCAGTTCCGCAGGCAGAATCCCCCTGCGGATCATCTCTTCGGTGTGCATCAGGGCTCCGATGTTCCACCGGGCTGCTGCCATGTGGTCCTCATCTCGGTAACCCGTCAAATACTTCTGGATGTGCCTCATGGCAGAATCAAGGTATCGGGACAGAGGCTGCCCCTTCTCCCAATTACGGTCACCGTACTTGACGGCACCGTTCTCCATGTGGCGGGCATCGCGTTCCATGACGAACGGGGACAAGAGATCGTACCGACCCTTGCCTACTCGGGTGTCTCGCTGGGAACCGGTGTCGAAGACTTCGCGCGAGCCCGAGTCCGAGACCTGACTGTACGAGGATTCCAAAGGTTTACCTCCTTGGTCCTGAAGTTGTATTCGCGGTGACGAAGAATCCTAGCAATTCTACCTTGAGTCAGAGCATCGTCTTCGGTGAGACCGGCGTCCTTGTAGGCAGCAACAACGGTCTCCCATGTCGCAGAGTCATCTAGAAGACGCTGGGCCTTGACGGGTCCGATGCCGGGGCAACCAGAATAGTTGTCCACGGGGTCCCCGACCAGAGTCTGATACAGGTGGAACCTGTCGGCTTCATCTTTTGTAATGACCCGTTGGCTTTCTGTTCTGGGGTTATACAGATTGCCGGGAATAGACATCAGGTCCTTGTCTTCGCTGATCATGACAACACGTTGGCACCCACGCCAACGGGTCTTGGGACCTGTGGCAATGAGACCGAGGCAGTCATCCGCTTCGAGATCGGCCTCGGTCATGGTGTCATAGTTCTTCAACACATACTGCTTCACCGCTCCAAAGCAGACGGGCTTTCGTGTTGACTTCCGATTGGCTTTGTATTCAGGAAGTACTGCTGCTCTCCAGTTGTTCTGGGCTGTGAAACACAGGACGCACTTCGATGCCCCGGTAGCCTCCTTGAGAGAAGCGATTTCTGAATCAACAGCCATCTTCGCCTCTCTCGCATCTGCGTGGAGAGTCCAGATGTCATTGCCCCAGTCGGTGGGGGTCTCGACCATGGAGCAGGTCTTGTAGAGAACGATGTCTGCGTCGATTACTGCAAGTGTCTTCATTCTTCTTCCGGGCCTCCTGCCGTGACAAGCAACTTGGCTGTCTCGGCGAGGCCGAGGCAGGCGTGGAAAGCACCGACAGAACAGTAGGTCAGGTCCTGCGCTGCCTTGTTCTTGGTCTGGGAACCGACGAAGATCAGAGCATCAAACCTATGGCTGAGGTACTTCAGGATTTCGTCGGACGTGTAGTCGTCGAGGGGATTGGACTTCGGCATCAGTAGTTGACTTTCTTTAGTAGTTTGAGTTCTCTGAGGATGGCACTGTGAGTCATCGTCTTCGGAGAGTGTCTCCCCAGTCTGAGACCAAGTTCCGCTTGGTATTGCTTTTCCTTCAAGAACTCTTGGATCGCTTCAAGGAACTGCTCGGCATACTTTCCGGAGGCTTCCCACCTGTAGCAGGACCTTCTGTTCTTGCCCTGCTTGTAGACCCTTCTGACCTGACCGAACTTGAAGGTGTCTCGTATGTCTTGCAGATGGTGGGGGTAGCAACTGGTGATGGAAACTCTAAGAGTCCTGCTGTACCAGATGCAGCCTTCACCATCGAACAGCCCTGCGATGTATGCCTTGACCTTGTTAGTGAGTCTCTGCCCAGTTCTGCCCTTGCTTGGCTTCACCGTCGAGTCTGCACCTGAAGTTGAAGTGTTCTCCCGCTTCGGTGATTGCCTGCGGAAGAAGGTTGACGGCGAGAGCGGCTTGGTGGGACGCGACCTCGAACTGTAGTTCGTCATGGATGTGGGCAACTTGTTTATAATCCACCCCATTCAGAGTGAGTGCCCTGTTCATGTTAACAGTGGCTTGTTTCATGATCAAAGCACCCGCTGATTGTAGCAAAGTATTCAGGGCAGAGTGCTTGGATCTGATAGGAAGTCGCCTGCCGTCCAGCCCAATAAGACATCCCCGCTCTTCGACAGCATGTAGAACATCCTCCCGAAGTTTCTTCAGTGCGGGGACCTTGTTCAAAAACCTTTCCTGAAGTTTCTTTCCTTCTGAGTACGAGCCGCCGACGATGGAACCAATCTTCGCCGGTCCTGCTCCGTAAAGAAACGCATAGATGAACACCTTGGCATCGTTCCGGGTCGGGAGTCCCGCAGCCTTCTGGTTGGCGGTGTGGATATCGCCTTCCAGTATCTCCTTGACGTACTCACCCCCGTCGTACTTGGCCATGTAGTGGGCAAGACAACGGAGTTCAAGACCTGAAGCATCGACCCCAACCAACGTCCTGCCGGGAGGGGCGATGAAAAGGGAACGACACTCCTTGCCATACGGCGAGTAGACCGCAGGGACCTGAGCCATGTTCGGTGCCCTGTGTGTGCATCGGCCTGTCACCGCCCCGTTGTGGTTGACATACCCATAGATCCTCCCGCTCTTCTCGGACTTGATCCAAGCCTCGGTGCCCTCTGCCAGCATCCCGATACGCTTGGACAGGAGGAAGTACCGGCTGAACTTCTTAGCCAACGGGTGATCGATCGTGGACAGAACAGATTCATCCACCTTGGCTTCACCGCTGGGAGTGAACTCCTCGGGTTTCCAGCCACAACGATCTTGAAGAGCCTTGGCGATCTGCTGGCGAGAGCCGGGATTGAACGGGACGTACTTGGTCTTGGTCTTGAGTTTGATCTCTGTGGGAGGAATCTCCTTCTGGAGATCCTGCATGATTTCGTCACGCTCCACGACCATCAAGCCATACAAACGAGTTGCCTTGTTGAGATCAAACCCGAAACCGTTTCGCATCTGTTCGGCGATGCACTCTGCAAAGTGATGCTCAAGGATCATCGGATCAAGTGGAACGATGAGCATCATCTTGTTATACAACTTGGCTGTGATCCTGACATCCTGCTTGCAGTAGTCACCGATCTCTTCGGTGTATTGCAGGCTTCGGAAGTCGGTCACCTGTTCGAGAGCCTCTCCCTTGTGCATGTGCATGCGGTAACCCCATGCCTTGAGGGAGTGACTTCCGATCCAAGTTGAAGGCAGAGCCTTCAGGGATTCTGATCGGGCCTTTGCTTGATCCGCCATGTCACGGTCCCGCAAGTCTGGGAATGCCAGACGGGACAAGACGAGTGTGTCCCTGACCAAGCCTTGCGGTTTAAAGTCTGGAAATACTTTCTTGATGGCAGGGATGTCAAAGCAGATGGAGTTGTGCCCGACGACGACATCTGCCAGTTCCAATTGCTTGATTGCATTTTCGATGCTCTCCTTTTCGTGGAAGACTTGGGGCTCTGCCCCGTTGATGGAACAGGAAACACACACGATTCGGTCCAGTTCATCGAGAAGACCGTTGGTCTCGATGTCGAAGAAGACCGTCATCATTCGGGAGACCCTCCCGACCATAGGTTCATATCGCCCAGACGCTCGATGACCTCGGCGGCTCTCCAATACAAGGTGGATTCCGGGGTGACCTGCTCGTCCGCGAAGGTGCTGGCAAGACGGCGGGCTTGCTCCTTCAGTTCCTTGACGATCTCAAGTTGCTGCATCAGTCACTCTCCTGTGATGGCCAGTAGTACGGGGCGGTCGGGTCTTCGGTCCAGCCGAAAGACCCGTAGTGAACAGGGTCCTTGCGAAGCAGGTTGGCACGGTGGCTGGAGTGGACCCGCTCGTCCCCAACCCACGGCGGCAGGATGGCGTGGGTGGGGGCCTGCACACCCATGTTGTTCTTGTACCCACGGGCGACCCACTCGTCAATGCAGCACTTGAGGTAACGCTTGAGGGCATCTTCGTGCCCACGCCACATGCGGGTGGCAGGGTGGTTGACCCAGCCCTTGGTCTTGCCCTCAAGAGCGTTCAGGATCTGCTGGGCCTCGACACGTTGCTTGCCAAGACGCTTGCGATCCAGCATCGACGCTGAGATTCTGAAGTTGGGATGAGGTAGGAACGTCTGCATGTCAGAACTCCGGTTGCTCGTCGGTCACAGTCTGCAGACCCTCTGCAGCATCCGCCGACTCTCCCAACCTACCGGTGTCCTTGTCGTATGTCAAGACACAAGCGGAACCAGTGTC